CGTTGGACGTGATCGCCGTCACCACGTAGTAGTTCGTGATGCTCTCGGTCTGCTCCATCCCCTGCACCAGACCGCCGCTCGTGTAGGTGCCGCCGGAGAAATCAATCGGGACGTGCGTCTGGTAGTCGAGAATCGAGAACGTCGAGTTCGTGTGGAAATCGGCAATGATGAAGAACTTGTCGTTCACCAGATTCTGGAACGTGGTGTTGCCAACCACGCCGGAGATATAGATCGAATCTCCCTCTGCGATTGTCAGGTTCTGCACGTTCGACGCAAGCGTGATGCGATCCTGCGCAATGTCCACCGAAGTGATGTTGTATCCCTGCCCTCGCGTCGCGGTCACGGTCGGCGTTCCAGGCGTGGCGATGTTCGCTCCGAAGGTGATCGTCGTGAGCGTCCACGTGGTCGCACCAAGGCGGCGCAGCTCACGCGGCGCGTAGTTCGGGTGGACGAGCGTCAGCACGTCGGCCGACTGCACGTAGTGGATGTCGAACAGGTCGGCTTCGGCGTATGGGTTCGGGATCTCGTAGATCCCTGCCGGCAGCGCGTACCAATATGTGGCGTTCGGAGGCGCGTTTCCTGTGGTCGCCGCGATGCAGTAGTAGTTCACGCCGCCCGACGAGACAAGCGCACCGATCGCGTAAGTGGTGGCACCGTTGTATGCGGCAGGCGTCCCAGGACCGAGCGTCGCACCCTGCGTGTGGAACCGGAAGTACCCCGCGCCAAGCTCGAGCACCATCGTCTGCGTGGTGCTGAACGTGAACGGAAGCAGGCGCGTCCGCTTCGTGCTGTCCTTGACCTCGCGCACGAACGCCGTGCCAGGTCGGTTCTCTGCCGGCCCCTGCGGCAGCGCGATGAAGTTGAGCAACTTCGCCGCGCCAGTCTGGAACTTCACGTCATCGATCCGCCCCCACATCTCGGGCGAAACCTCGCCGCCCGCGAAGGACCGTGTGTACGTGCGGGTCAGCGCCATATCAGCGTCCAGAAATCCACGAGGTGATGTGACCGGGCTTCACGTCGCGCTGGTTGGCGTCCGACATGCGGGCCTGTCCGAGGTAGATTGCGACCATCTGGAGGCATCGCTGCGCCTGCCGTGCGCCCTCCTCGCCCTTCACAACCGGACCGGCAAGGAATGACGCGAGCTGCCACGACAATGCGATGGTGAACATCGGGTCGAACTTGGTCGAATCGCTCACGAGCGCCTGATAGCGCAGGAGCGCATTCTCTTGATTCGTGTAGATGACCTTGTTCCCGAGTGTGTCCGTCTCAATCACGTATTCCTGCGGCACGTACACGCCGGCGGTCGTGATGGGTGGGTTCGTCCATCCGAAGCCGTAGCGGTCGGCGGGGTATGCGCGGACGGAGTAGTCGTTCTCCGCGTCTGGCGGAAGCACAGCCACGGCGGTCATCATGTCACCGGGGCATGCGTAGGAATACTTCCACATGGTGTACGGCATCGTCACCTGCGCGAGGCTGACGCGCCGCGATGCGAACGACCACGTGTGCATCTGGAGGAGCATGTCACGTGCGCTCGGGTAGAACCGGGCGCAGTGCTCGGCCTGCGCTGATCCCTCCGGCGGGTCGATGCTAGCGACGGTGGCATCGTCACCGAGGTGCGCGAGCGCGAGGTTGCAGATCTCGACAACCGATGCCATACGTGCCTCCCGTAGGACGGGAGGGGCGCCGTGGTTTCCCGCCGACGCCCCTCCCTGTTCACTAACTCGTTACAAGCTCACTCCGTGCCTGCGGCTTCGGCCACCTTGCCCTTGCGGAGACGGCGAGGCGGAGCGTCGGAAACGGTCGGCTCCGGTTCCGCTTCCACTTCCTCGAGGTACTCGAGGTGATGGTTGCGCGGTCCCTTGTAGTCGAATACGTCTCCTGGCTGGCGCAGCCCGTTGTCCACAAAGCAGAGAATCTTGGCCTTGACCTTCGGCATGGATGGCTCCTATCAGGCAACCGTAAAGCCGGAGGCATACGCCGTGCGGCCGTCCTGGATGTCCATGACGATGTCCGCGCTGATGACGCCGGCGCTGTGGGTGCCGGTGGTCACGACCTGAGCGCCGAGGTATCGCAGGCCAGCAGCAGCGATCTGCTGCGGGCTGATGCGGACCACGACCTGCCGGCCAGCAGCGAGGTTCGCGGTGGTGATGACGCCGACCTCGCCGACCACGATGTTGCCGGAGGCAAGCGTGGAGGACGAGGAGGCGACCACCTGGAACGTGGCGTTCGTGCCGCCCGCGAGGGCGGTCGTGACGGTGAACAGCACGTAGAGGTCGCGTCCCTCGCCGATGTCTCGGTTCTGGGTGCCCTGGCCGACCGTGTAGAGCGAGCCGCTCACCGTGGCGGTGTAGGCGGTGTTGCTCTGGAGATCGACCACGTCTGGCGTGCCGCTGGTGCCGGTGATGTACGTGCCGGCGGAAGTGATGGCCCCGGTGTTGCCGAGGCGGAGGTTCTGGTCAAGAATCATTGTGTGTCCTTTCTGCCAGTCCTATCAGGACAGGCGAGCTTCTGCGTTGATGAGGGCATCGACACGGCGGCACGGAACGCCGAGGAACGACAGCCACGAGTACGGGGTGCCGAACTGCGACAGACCCTGGTTCACGGCCAGAACGTTCTGGCTGCGATCCATTGCCTTCACAGCAAGCCCGCTGTGGACGGTGCGGTTCATGTAGAAGGCAGCACGGCCCATCGACATGTTCGGGATGCGGTACATGGCGCGTGCCATGAGCTTCACGAGGTCGGTCGCAGCGGTATTGGCCTGCGTTCCGGTCACACCAACGAGATCGCTCACGTCGATGTTGGCGATGCGGACAACGTAGCGCCAGTCCTTCACGACCAGGCCGTTCTTCCACTGGTAACGGGTGGCGTAAGCCTGGAGGCGGTTGTTGCCGTCATAAACGGTCTGCTCGCCGAGATCCTCGTGCATGAGGCCGGCCGTCGAGCCCTTCGGGAACGGGCAATAGACGGTGTTGTCGCCCCAAACAACGAGGTACACCGAGGTGTTGTCGCTGCCGGTGCCGCCGCCTTCGATGATGTTCTGGCCGATGCCCGACGAGCCAGGGACCGCCGAGTACCGCGCCGCGAGGCCGAGGAACGACTTCGGCTCGATGGCGGGGTTTCCATAGAACATCGTGGTCGCCTGCGTCTGGTTCATGGCCTCGAGGAAGGCCACGTCCTCGGACAGGCGGAACTGCGAGGTGTTGCCGTTCAGCATGGCGAGATCCTTATCGACCTCGCTGCGAGCCTCGAGGATGCCGCAGGCCTCATCGACCTGGGCAGTCGTGCTCTTGCTGTTCGGGATACCCTGGTTGAGGGCACGCCAGTACACGGCCGGCAGGCCGGTGCGGATCACGACGCGCTCGCCGGTGGGCAGGTTGCCCTCCTTGAACACGCAGTCCTCGAGGATCTCGTTCGACTGCGAGAGGAGCTCCGCGATGACCGGAACACGGCCCTCGGGATCGGTGCGCTTCGCCCAATCGGCGAGCGTCAGGTTGGTGCTGGAAAGAACTGCCATGGTGGTTTCCCTTTCGTGGGTTTAGGTGCTAGTGGAGTACAGGGCGTCGGCGAGGTCATTGAACGAGCGGGGTCCGGCCGGTCTGGCTTCGCCCTTGTTGCCCGTGACCATGCTGTCCTCGCTGATCGCCTTCCCGGCGCGGAACATGAACCGGATCACTTCCGGGTGGTTCCCGAGGCCGGACTCGTTGAGCAGGCTGCGGAGTTCGGAGGTGCCGAACGCATCGAGCGCCTTCTTCGCCACGGACAGGTTCTCCGACAGACGCTCGCCGCCAAACTCCTTGTCGGCCTTGCTGCTGTCGGCCCATCCGGTGCGGACGGCCTCAATCTGCGCCGCCTGACGCTCGGCCAGCTTTGGGCCGACTGCGTCAAGGACGCGCTGCGCGGCTTCCTGCGACAGGTTCAGCTCCTTCGCCACCTTCGAGTACTCGGCAATGACCTCGGAGTCGAACGTTCGACCCTCCGGTGCCTTGAACTCGTAGGTTTCCGGCGCGGTCGGCTTGGCGTCGGCTGGTGCCTCGGCGGCCTTGGCGTCGTTGGCTTCAGGAGCCTTGCCGGCAGCGGCCGCATCCGCGGCTTGCCGGCCCTGGGTCGTGGTCGCCTTCTGCTCGCTGCCGTAGAGCTTCTCGGCCGTCGCCGAGACAACTGCGGCAGCATCGGATGCGGGAGCGGCTGTGGTGTTGGTTTCAGCCGTTTCCATCATCGTTGGTTCGTTCATCGTGTGCCTGTTCCTTCATCATTGCCGGGTATTGCTCCGGGCAGAGCGCATGGACCATGCCGAGCATTCGTAGCCCGTAGTTCCTGCCGCCCTCCGCGAATGCCATCGACATCGCGTTGGTGTTGAAGGAACTGCGGAACACGCCCGCCTGGTCCAGCAGCCGCCACACAATGCGACGGCCTCGCTTGCTGGACATGAGCCACTTCACGTCGGCCTCCTCGTTCTGCCGTTCCAGACGCTCACGGAGCTCTTTGTCGGCTCTGTCGCGCTCCTGGCCCCGCAGGTCGAGGGGGTCGTAATTGCTCACGGCGGGACTGTATCCCTGTGGCTAATGCTTACGGGTACTGTTAGACCTCAACACCAGAGGGCGATCCGTACCCGTAACTTTGTTCTGCTACACGACGTGCGGTTATCGCGAGATCCATCGTGTCAAATCGTCCGAGGCAATGCATTTTCCCATGCGCCTTGATATACGCAAACCACTTGCCTGATTGCCCTTCAAATCGAACGCCAGTAATTCCAGACGTGTTGTTTTTCTGACAACCTCGATTGATGCAGTTGGCCCTGTGCGACACATCTCGCAAATTTGAAAATCTGTCATCTGATTTATCGCGGTTTATGTGATCTACCACTCCGGCCGGCCATTCTTTGGTGACATAAAACCACGCAAGCCTGTTTGCCCTATACAGCGATCCATCAATTCCAATGATTCGATATCCGAGTGAGTGAATTGTTCCTGCTCTTGAACCAGCAGATGTTCGCCCCTGTGATTTCAGCCACTGGAACTGCCCGGAATTTTCGTCATACGAAAGCAGTTCCAACAATCGAGAATGAGTAATCTTCGCTGAAGCCATTTCGCACCTCCATGCGGTTTGGTTAGAAGCTCTTTGCGTCTCCACAACGCATTGAGCTTCGCTTTACATCTGCCCAGTGTATCCGCTAAACATCGTCATCACGTCGGTGAGTGCGTTCTGCTGCCCGGTCGGTGCCTGCGCCATGTTCTTGACGCTCTGCGAGGTCTGCTGAAGCGCGGCTGCCTGTTCTTTCGCGGCCATCGCCTGATTTCGGGCGTCGCGCAGGAGCGCGACCTCCTTGTCGGCGATGATGAGCGACGGGTCCACGCCGAGCATGTCGGCGTATACGTCGGCCCACTGGTCCTGGTCGAACTTGTCGAGGATGTCGGGCTTCATGCGGGCGATGGCCCCGAGGTTCCCGACGAAGCGGTCCACGGCGTTGGTGCCGATGGCACGCTGCGCCTGCGCCAGCATGCTGACGAACTCAACGTTCAGGTCCATTCCCTGCAATTCCTGCGGAGCCGGCGGCAGTGCCCCAGACGCCACCATGCGCGTGAACGTGATGTCCACGAGCGGCGAAAGCAGCTCGTTGTGCAGCCGCTCGAGGACCGGGCCGAGCATGAGGAGCTTCTCCTCGTGGCGCTCGGCGACCTCGGTGGCGGTCATGCGGGTGTTCGGCGTGTTGGCGAGCATCAGGAACAGGTCCGCGTAGAACGAACCACGCACTCGCTCGCGGCAGTCCATGATGTCATTCAGCAGGTACTGGAGGTTCAGGTTGACCTCGAACGCGGTCTTGATCCCGTTCGACTGCCCGTCGTAGTACGACACTCCGCCCGGGAGCGTCTCCACGTCGCGGTTCTTCATGGACGCCGGCACCTGAAGCGGCGGCTTGGTCTGGTAGTCGATGGCCTGCGCCTTGCGGAGCTGCTCGTGCTGGAGCTGCTTGATGTCTCCGAGCGCCTCCATGCCGGGGCTGTTGCCGTAGATATCGCCGCCGATCACGGACCAGCGCGGGCAGAGCGCCGGGAAGTACTGGAACCCGCTCTCGCGTAGGAACACGCCTTCCTCGCCGCCGACCTCGAAGTAATACGAACCCCACGGCATGTTCTTGGCGTCGCGCTTGCCGATGTCGCGGTCGGCGCGAGGCTCGATGGCGTGGATCACGGGCACCCACTGGTCGAGGTTCCCGGTGCGGTACATGTTCTGCACCGACACGCTGCACTTCTCGAGGCCAAACTCCTTGACCACCTGCGAGACGGTCATCTCGAACTCGCGGTACAGCGTGCAGACGCGGCCCTTTGCGTCGGTTGAGATGCAGTACTCGCCGCAGGTCAGCGGGTAGTGGTGGATGACGCTCTGGTAGTCGGGGAGCAGGATGGTGGCTGCGGTGCCGAACGTGCCGAGCTCCTCGTACATTTGGTGCAGCGCGTTGTAGGTGTTCGACTTCTGGAACACGCGCTGCATGCGCTTGGTCACGTCATCAAGCCAGAGCTTGACCGGGTCGTAGGAGTTGAGCTCCGGGTCCGGCGTGGCAAGGCGGAACCACTGCCGTGCCGGCGAGGTCGCGCCCGACATCATGCCTGCGCCGAGGACGCGCAGGGCGCGGGTGCCAGTCGAGTCGTAGATGTTGTTGTGGCGGCGGTATCCGCGGTCGCGGTCCTGGCGGAAGTAGCGCCCGTTGCGCGGCAGGATGTAGGAGGTGAGTTCCTGCCAGTGCGCGTACCAGGACGCACGCTCGCTCTTGAGCTGGCCCCACCGGGTGAACAGTCGATCCCGCGTGGGAGCGCCGGGATACGACGAGTTGTCTCCGGTGTACTCGCTCATTTAGCCCCCGAGGAGAGAGGTGCGCCCGAGCTGAAGATCCTGCGGATTGACGCCCATCGGCCCGGTGAGCATGGTGCTCGAGGGGCCGCCGCCCATCTCGGCGGCGGCACGTCCCATGATGTCGGCGACGGCTGGTTCGGCGCGGTTGGCGGCGGCCATTGCCTGCTGGCTACGGCGCTGTTGGCTGCGAGCCTGGGCGGCTGCGGCGTCCTGCGCCTGCTTCTGCTGGCCCATCGCCTGCTGCTGCATGGACGCGCCACGCTCGCCGGCGACGATGGCGTACCCGGTTCCGGCGGCTGCTGCGCCCGCTGCGATGCCTGCGAGGATGGACGAAATCGCTGCCATGTCATATCTCCTTGACGTGCGAACGTTCGGTGTTGACGTAACCCATGCGGGCAAGCATCTTGGCGATGGGCGTCTCGCCGTCCACGACGAGCTCGCTCATGCACAAGAACCTCGCGCCTGCGTCCTTTGCCCATCCCTCGAGCGCCGCCATGAGGCGGAACGGAATGCGCGTCATGCGGTGCGCCGGGTCCACCCACCACGCCAGTTCAATGGCGCACGGGATGCTCGGCGCAAACCACATAGGCGCGATTGCGCCCGCGATGGCCCCGACCACCTTGCCTTCGACCTCCGCGACGAACATGCCGCCGGAGCGGACGATGGCCGAAATGCCCGTGCGAATGTCATCGTCGGACGGCTCGATCATCGTGCCGTACGCGCTGTAGCCGATGAAATCGCGGGCCATTGCGGTCAATTGGTCGATGTCCTGCTCGGTTGCCTGCCTGACCATGACTGTAGACCTCCGTCTAGCGGTTACGGGTACTGATCTCTTCGTACGGGTCGTAGTCGGTCGGTCGCGTGTCGATCTTCTCGCGCACCTCGCGTGGCAGCATCTTGGCGACCGGGTAGGCGAACGTGAGGCAGAGCGCGTCGGCCATGTCCGGGCTGCCGCCGCCCTGGAGCCGCTTCTTGATTTCGTCCTTCGACTCAAGCACGCGCTTGCCGGCAGCGTCGTACCAGTAGATCGGCGTGCTGATTTCCTGCTTCAGCGTGATGTCGTTGGGGATCGAGCCGCCCGCCTGTATCCACTCGCGTATGGCCCACCACATCTCGGTGCGCTTGTTGACGAACAGGTTGGCGTAGGTCGCCTTGCCGCCGAACGCGACCTCTGTCACGTCGTAGCCGAGCTGCCGCAGGCGGTCGATGACGCCAGCGCCTGCCCCGGCGTCGATGAACACAGCGTCCGGGTCGCGGTCCTCGATGACGTTGGCGATGGCTGCGGCGAGCGCCATGTTGTCGATGCCATGGTGGACGATGGGCGGCTCCATGCGGAGCCCCTGGCGCAGGACGATCACGCTGCGGTCATCCCCGAACCGGGCCGGGTCCACGCCGACGATGAGCGGCTGGTCGATGATGTCTCCGTCCTGGTACTGGCGCTGCGCGGCGTTCTCGGCGTCGGCGAGCGCAATGAGCTGATCGTCGCCAGCTGCGCTGAAGTCGCACAGGTATTCGCGTGCGAACGCCGCTTCTGGCATGTCACGCTCGAGGCGCTTGACCTCGTCGGGCGCGAGCGCATCGGTGTCGTAGACCGTGTACTTCGCCGCATACCAGTCCTCGAGGGAGCCGCTTGCGGCGCGGTAGTACAGTTCGCTGAACAGGTTGATCCCGGCGGGGGTGCCGATGAACAGCGCCCAGCCGCGGCGGTCGGACAGGGCGGGCTGGATGATGGCCTCCCATACCTCGGGCTTGATCTGCGCGACCTCGTCAATGACGCAGCCGTCAAGCCGCACGCCACGGAGGGCGTCCGGGTTGTCGCCGCCGAACAGGCGGATCGTGGCCTTGTTCGACCTGAACGTGACGGCGAGGTCGGCCTCGTTCACGTCCACGGACCCGGTGCGGATGAACGGGTCGATCTTCTGCTTCAATCGCGCCCAAGCGATGGCCTTGGCTTGCTTTAAGAACGGGGCCACGTACACGAAGAATCCGAGATCCGACTGGCACTTCACCGCCCGGTGGAGAAGTTCCATGAGGGCGAGCTCGGTCTTGCCGGCGCGTCGGTGCAGGGCGAGGACGGTGAACCGCCGGCGCTCGAGGTGGCACCGCCGCTGCCAGTCCCGAGGCTCGTATCCGAGGCGGATGGTCTTATTCGCCATCCGGGACGCCGGTGATGACGTTGAGGGTGATTCCGCCGCCGTGGTCTACGGCGACCTTCTCGCCATACTTGGCCGGGTTTGCCATGCGGAGGATCTTGAGCTTGGTGTCGATCTGGTATCGACGCCACGCGGCCTGGACGGGCGTTTCCGGCTCGATGTCTGCGATCTCCCCGCACTGCTCGAACATGGCCTCGAGTCCAGATTCGCGTGCCTCCCTGTAGCGTTGCGCAAATTCAGGGTCGGCCTGTATCCACCGAAACACAGTCACGCGGTCGGGCTTGCCTTCTCGGTTGGAGAATGAGGTCAAAGTCTTACCCTTCGCAAGCCACGTAAGCACCTCGCTGGCAAGCGGTTCAGGCGCTTTGGTCAGTGCCGGCCGTCCCACTTTTCGCTTGACGAGGGCGTTTCCAGTCGGCGGGGAGAGAGGCGCGGCGCTGGTAGCGGCAAATCTTGCTGACGGTGGTCCAGCGGAGTCCGAGGGCTTTGGCGATGCGACGATAGCCCCATCGGTGCTCTTCGTGGAGCTCTCGGATCTCTTGGATGACTTCGTCGGGGATCGTGGCATTGTGGTGTGTTTCGCCGACGCGGCGGCCGTTCTCACCGTAGGCCGCGAGTTTGGTCACTTGCGCTTCTTGCCCTTTGCCTTCACGTCTGCGCGGTTGAACTTCTTGGCGACGGACATGGGGACGCCGACCTTCTTGGCGAAGCTGCGGCTGTGGGCAGCGGCTGCCATGAGCCGTCGCTGGGCGGGTGACTTGCTTGGCATTAGGCGGATTCCTTCGGGGTGAGGGTGATGCGGAGTCCTGCGGCATCGGCGAGTGTGATGGCGGAGTCGAAGGTGGCGGTTCGCTTCCCGATGACGGGCGCGGTGGACAGCAGGCACATCACGGTATGTGCGCGGAGTCTGCCTTGCTGCTCGAGGTCGCGTGCGACCTGGCTACGGGTGCGTCCCTGCGACACCACGGCCGTGGTGACGGCCGCCTTGAAATCGTCATACGAATGGATATCCATTGCCCGCAGTATATCAGGCTTTGCACACGGGTTCGCCGAAATCTTCGCTCGTTGCTGCCCAGATCAGGCGCGGGGTTCCGGGTCCGAGTTCGTTGGTTTCGATGTTGTCGGTGACGAAGGTTCGTGCCTCGCCGATGGACATGTCATGCTGGTCGCGCAGGCGGGCTGCGATCATGTCCGCCGAGTATACGGCAACGGGTATTCCTGCTCGGTCGGTGGCCTTTGGGTACATGACGCCGAGGAGGCAGTCATCCATGTTGGCGAGGAGGATGGGGTGTTGCCGCCGTCGCATGGCGGCAGTTTACCGTTGCGTGTTACGGAACCTGTGGATTCTTGCGGCAATACTCAATGGCGATGGCGAGGATGCGTGGCTTTCCGAGCGACACCAATCCGAGCCGTTCCTTGGCTGCCGCGATCTCTGCCGGCGTTGCGGTGGCGAGGATCTCGCGTGCCCAGTATTCCCACGCTTCGATCTCCGAGTCCGTTGGCCCTACGACACGTTCAGCCTCTTTCTTCGTCCTCAACACCTCTCGCTTTCCGGTGTGGTCCGGCGTGATCGCGCAGTACGCCGCGTGGATCGCCGAGATATCAGGCTTCGTGTCGCGCTCCATGCGATGCTGCCGGATGCAGTCGCGCAACTTGTCCTGGTGCAGCCGCGACCACTTCTCGTGGATTACAGATGCGAGGGCTGGTTCGAGCTTCCACCTCGGCCACAGTTCGGCCATCAGCGCCTGGTTGTCCATCCAAGTAATCGTCTGCATACGCGAGAGTATACAGGCAGGCACTCCCGGCTGTCAACGCGGGAATTACGGTCGGGAGAGGAGGAGAGGATGTATCTGTGAGGAAGTGAACTCGATCCGGCCCTGTGCATCGTTACAGCGTTTCGCCGCAGGAGGCGTCCGGGCTGATTTCAGTTCACACGGTGAGCGCAGAGGGAGCGTGACCCCGCAAGGGAGCCACGTTCGACCAGCCCGCACGGAGCCGCGCTTCAGTCGATGCCACGAATTTCACCATTTCGCTGGAGGACTGCCAGCCGCCGCGTTCGTGGGCGAGCGCACCTTTCGGTGGCGCAGGGTAGGGTCGCTTCCCTGCGTCTACATCCATGATCCCCTACCGCGCCGGGATCTGTCTGCGGCATTGTTGCCCCTAGAGGCACGTTCGCTACAATGCAAGCGCGCAGGAATTGGACGCCCGCATGATAGCACCCCGGTGCCACCATGCAAGCGCAGGAAACGGCGTGGATTTCGGTCCACGCCGCTTCTATTTGAAACCTATCGCGGTTCCAAGAGCGGCGTGACCCCCTTGATGTGGTTCCATGCCACCTTGGCGAAGCACAAGAACTTGGCCCGGTCGCGTTTACGCCACAAGTTGGTGTTGACCCAAACGGCAAACTCCATCAATTGTTCCTTGCTTGTATGGCGAAGTAACACCTTGGTGCCGTTGTGCCAATCCTGACGAATCGTTCCTTCGCGTTCCAGTTCGTCTAATCCAAGCGTGTGCAACACTTCCCACGCAGCATCGTCTGCTTGCTGCTGCATTTCGCGCATCAATTCGCTGTAGGCCTGAAGCTGTTCCCGCGCCTCTTGCATCCGAGAAATATGGCTGCTCAAAGCGTCAGGAACTGCCGTCAGCGGTCTGGCACCCTTCCCGATATTGCAGTCAATGCAAGCCGAAACAAGATTGTCTTGGGAGTTCGTGCCACCATTGGCAACAGCAATAACGTGATCGACGTGCAACACCACATCCGGCGGTGTTCGACCGCAATAAAAGCACCTGAAATGATCGCGCTTGAACACCTCAAACCGCGTTTTCGGCGTGAGTTTAGTTCGTGCCATAGAGAATTCCAAAAGCCGGGGCGAGCTGGGAGCGGGTGGAAGCAACCTAGCCCGCCCACGGTTGTTTGGTTGTAGAGCGATTCCACCCGCTCGTGCCCCTCGCACGGGGCCGTCGATAGTATATCATGTTCTCGTCGGGCGTGCCTCTCTGACGAGGCGAGGCGGTTGGAGCCGCCAAGCGCGGCGCGACCCGACAATCTAGCCCCCGGAAGCGCGGCCTGGTTGACGAAAGTCCCGGGCCGCGTTTGTTCTTACCACAGCTGCATCCGCCCCCAAAAGTTGTATGCGTTCACCGAAACGCATACAGAACGGCCGCGCTTCGGCAACCGAAAGCAACCATTGACCGCTATCGGTCAACGGGCGTCGTGTATGCGCCTTCACGCATATTCACGCTGCTTCACGCATATTCACGCGCCAACACTTGTGCGGATCTGTAGCACTTTCGCTCCAGCGACCGTGGTTTCGTCACATGAGACAGCACCCGGACTTCGCCTGGTCTGTCCCTTGGCGGCAGGTTGTCATTACCCCAAAGGTTGCGCTGGATCGCGTCGTACCTCGCGGCCTTCTGGCGATCCCCTTGCGGGTCATAGGGCTCCGACTCCCGCACTCCCGCATCTCCGCACACGAAGTATATCATCGCGCATATGCCTCGCCACGCCAATCTCCCGTTTCACCTGTATGTGCATGTGTGCAACACGGCCCTCGGGCCGACGATGCCCGCCGGCACGACCCGTGGCATCTGGCACGCGATCTACGCCCGCCCCGGCCAGATCGTGATGGCGCACGTCCTGCTCGAGACGGGCGCGGAATGGTGCGGCGTCCCGCTGCACAAGCTCGCGCACGACCCCAAGGCGTTTGAGCGCAGCCCGCTGCCGGGGTTCTGCGAGCCGTCACACCTCCAGCCCTGGGGCGCGATGGGCGACCATGTTGAGGCGATCCACCTTGAGTACCTCGAGGGAATCAATGTGATGGGCACGAGCGCCGAGCGCGGGTTCTGCGGCCGGCATACCGGGATCGTCATTGACTGGAGTGACGGGTTCAGTCGTTACCCGCAGGAGCACAAGCCGCTTAACCTCATTGAGCGCGTGGACGGCAGGTTCATCCTGTTCCCAAACAACTACTGCCGATTCCTCGACAAGCACTTCACGTCGTGCAAGCGCGACGCCGACCTCGCCAAGTACCGCCGTGGCGAGGATGTGTACTGGGAGGAATAGTGATCGAACGTACACGTCGCAATAACGTGTACGCAACTTCCACTTTCTTGAACATCACTGCTCGCGCCTGTACCCGAGCTTCCACAGCAAACGCGACAGGTCGTTGGCGAGGTCGGTCACGGCCTGCTCGTCAAGCTCTGGCCGGCAGCAGTGAATCGCCTCGTGGAGCGTGGTATCTAAACGCTCCTCTTCGCTCTGCCATGTGGCAACGCGCAGCATCCGCCCAGCCGCCTTGCCGGGATCGACCATGTTGCCGTAGTCGTGCAGGTTCGGGCTAAACCGCAGCGTCCAGTACTTGCCGCCGAGTCGGACGCGCATGGGTGCCTCACTTGAATCCGCGCTTCATCGCCTTCCAGGCCGAGGGGCTGACGGTTGACTTCGACTTCGGGCGACTGGTGCCAGCCGCACGTCGTGCGTTGATGTTTGCGTACAGGCCGCGCTTTGCTGCTTTCTTTGCCATGTTCACTTCCTCGATGTCTTGCCGCTGCACTTCCACTTTGCACGCGAGAGCCGGAGCGGGCTGTTCGGATCTCGTGCAGCCTTG